TTCTCTAAAATAAGAGTTAATAAATCATCCCTTTGATTTTCACTAATAGCTTTAGTTTCATATCGTTTTGAGATATTTGTTTTCAATTTGCCCAGACTGTTTTTGTTGGCAGGGTTATTGATAAAGGCTTCACATTGTTTGATGAACTGCTCACTCTCAGACCTTTCTATTGGTTTATTACTTGAGGTTGTAGCTGGTTTGCTGTCCTCAGTTTTTAACCATGCCTTGTCTTTATCGTATAAAGAAAGGCCAAAGGAATCTCCAAATTGCATCAAGGCACGTTTTCTTGCGTCACTTTCAGCCTCTTTGATTGCTGATTCATGCTTATCACCAACACCACCCATGCGACCATGACCCATGCCATAACCTTCTCTGATGACGTTTCCAACGGTGATTCTAACCTTTGCAATATAAGAAACACATTTCGGATCTTCAGCAACAAGTCCAGCTTCTAAAGTTTCTGATGACCAACCATCAAAACCAAAGATGCGGTTAGCTTCTTTTATAACGTGCCAGCTTTCAACATAAGCTAATTGCTGACCGCCTCCACCACTACGGAAAGAGACATTTTTTTTGTTGATTTTTTGATTTAACAGTTTTTTCTGTTCTTCATTAAAACTCATTTTTCTAAAGGGGTTGAAAATGCCCATCGGGGCAAGGATAAAGATTGAACACCTGTTTGACACCAGCTTGGCCAATCATCAAGCAGGCGACACT